TCCTCCGTTCCAGCCGTCGCAATTGCAACAGTGTCAGCGGCAGGGAAAAATATGCCGGTGTTTAAATCTCCTGTGGGCGCAATAATTGGAGCGCCAGCAGAACCCGCACTAACAACAACTTGATCAGTTTCGCTGTAGTTGACCGATTTACCAGCGGGGTAAGTACAGAAAACATCCTTCGTACCCGCCGAGAATGTGACCTTGGTCGTACCGCCAGCACTGGATGCCAACACCGTGTCGCGAGAAAGAGTCGTGCCGCTGGAGGTGTAGGTTCCAATGCCAACCTCCCACTCATTCGATCCCTGCCCAGCAATACAGTAGTAGGTCGTATTGCCATTTCCAATAGCGGCAAACGTTTGGTAATCGGTAACAGCACCGAGCAGGGTGACGGTTCCAGTGCCTGCTGTTGTTGTGGTCTCTTTGACCCTGTCTTTGAGTACGAGTGGCATAGTCAGTTCGATGTCTTAATGACATTCCATGTAGTTGAATCAGCCGTGTTGATCACGGACCATGTGCCAGAACTTTGAGCGTTGATGTTTGTCCAAGTCACCGACTGGCTGTCATTGATCACATTCCACAAGAACTGCCCCAGCAAACTGTCGCTGGCAACACCTGCCTCCTGAATCAAAGATGTGAAGATGATTGCCGTGGCAACCTCGTCAGCGCCACTTGCGGCCTCAAGAATGCTGGCAAAGAAATCAACTCCAACGAACGTAGCGTCAGACGCTGTGCCGCTTTCATCCACCTGAACAATAAAAATTGCAGCAGCAGAAATGGAATCGGACGCAGTCGCCGATTCGTTCAATTGAGCGTTAAAAATACTGGGGGCAACGATGGTTTGGTCTTGGGCCGTGGCTTGCTCGGAGATACTGGCTCCAAGGCTTGCCAGTGCGCTGATGGCATCAGAGCCAGTTGCCAGTTCAATGACTGAGCCGCCAAAAGCAACCGATGCAAAAGCAGCATCAAAGCCTGTTGCCGTCTCTGAGACGGACACAACATACACAACGGAGCCTGAGACTGAATCAAGTGCAGTCGCTTGTTCTGCGACAGATACTGCAAAGTCGGCAAGAGAGGAAACGCTGTCTACCGCAGAGACCTGCTCTGCAACCAAACAGGCAAAATCAGTCAGTGCCGAGACGGTGTCTGACCCTGTTGCCTGCTCTTGGACCGATGCCGGAAATGTGGCGAGAGCAGAAATGGCATCTAACGCTGTGGCTGTCTCAAGGACTGACGCATTAAATACCGATCCTGCTTGGGAAGAGAAGGGCGATGCGGAAAATGGTGCATACCCAAACACTCTTCTCTCCTTACACCGCTACCAGTTCGCTTTCCTCAAACCAGCGTTCTTGTGTATTGCCATTCGCATCAGTCCAGCCGATGAGGTAATAAAACACCCCATCTTCTGTCATACGAAGCGCAAGAACCGGACCTTGAGGGACAACGGCGTTAACCTTTAGTTCCTGACCTTTAATAAATTTCGTAGCCATGTCTTCTCCTTACGCTGCGTCGAGGCTGAATTGATAGGTGACGTTCAGCGTGTCACCAGAAACCACGGCGCGATCACCGGGAGACTGGAAGTCAGACGCTGAGAACAGAACACCAGTCGTGCCACCTTTGGTGGCGCTGTTGGTCAAGAAAGCACCAGCAATCGTTGTGGTAGCGTTGATTGAAAACACCGCAACTGATGCCGAGTTGCTGATCACGGACGGATCGGCAGTTGTTGCTGCACCGAAAGAGCAGGTAGGACGGTTGGTTTGGCTATACGATGTATTCTCAGTCCAGCCACCATGAGTCAGCATGGTGTCGCCAGCGGCAATAGTTGTACCAGAACTCGGGCCTGTAATCAGACCAAGATACCAAGCAGCCGTGTAGGTCGTGCCAGCAAAATACTTGTCGTTCATGTCTTGCAGACCGACATTCACAACAAGGTTCTGGGCCTCATCCTTCCACTTGAGGTTGCCGTCTTTGTCATAGCACTCAAAATGGAAAACGCCGCCTCCGCGAGCGCCCTCTTGAGAGCCGCCACCGAGCGCCATGCTGGCGCTAACTTTATCGGTGGACTTTGCTTTATTTTTAACCATGACTTGCTCCTTAAGAAATACGAATAATTGCTGAACTTGCAGATGACGGAGGGAACTGAACTTGGAAAGTTGTCGTCGAAGTCCGATCCGCACCAAAATCCAAAACACAAACAGCCGCCCCACCATCTTTGTAGATCAACGCTCCACGTGCGGTGAAAGCCCCAGACCAAGATGTGTTGGCAAACGAAATGAACGCCGTGCCATCCGGCCCCCCTACCGTTGGGGTCAACACATTGCCTCCAGCCGTGTAGCCAGTAGCAACAACTTCTCCGGTAGTTGTGTATGCGGTGGTGTTTTGGTTCAGCGTCGCAGCGTTGGTGTACAAGGCAATCTTGTAGACATCCGTAGTCCCGGTGCCAAAATCAAAGTCACCGTTAATGAGTCCGGTCTTGAAAACGTTGCAAGTGAAGTTACCTGTAAAAGCCATAGTTACCTCACAGGAACTCGTAATTGACCCGACCTGTAAGCGTCTTGACGCTCCATGCCATCACCAAGTCGTTTAGCCAAAGTCAATGCTTCGTTATACCGCGCCATGTAATTGTCCATTACGTCCTTATCGGACTTCATGAACGTCGCGGCTTCAAGCATTGAACCGTACAACAACACTGAATCAAAATTGTCACCCAGCCATGTCTGACCTGTAGACGCAGTCGTAATCGACTCCGGGTAGTAGTAGTAATGCAACTCAACGTTGTACGCAGCGTTGGGGGTAGGGCCAAGCAAGAAAGTCAGTTCATTCGTGATGACCGGAGGCACGTTGTTGGTCGTAGTCGGACCAAACAGTGCGTAGTAATAGGGTTTGCCCTGATCATTCGGAGACGGATACGCCTCACGAATGAAGTTCACGTCCTTGTTAAGTAGGTACAAGTACTCAGAAGTGACAGGGTCAATCACCGCCATTGAATACACCGCCAAAAAGTCACCCGGGGCAGAAAGGTACTTGTTGCCGTTGGTCGTAGTACCCGTGACGTTTTTTCGGATTGAAGGAAACTGAACTGAATTGAAAATACGCTGTTCCGCCTGCTGCACAAAACGAGCAATCTGCTGGGCAGATGTAAGTCCACCCGCCCCCACTGCTTGGGGGAAGTCGTTTTCGCAATACGCCTTAATGGCGGCGGTCAGTTCAGCGTAGTTCATGCAAGTTTCTTGCTAGAGTTAGTGCCTTTGGTTGCAGCACCCGTACCACGGGTCTTTACAGTCTGCGTGTTAGGCACATTGTTGGGGTAGCCGTTGTTGTTTGGAACAATCGGAATTTGTTTAACTGGCGTGTCCATTATTGACCCCTCCCACCGGATTTGTAGGTAAACGAAGATTTCTTTTGGTTAGCGACTTTAGCCAAGCCACGACCCATAGTCTTCATCTGCATATTAGTTTTGCCACCCTTAGCCAACTTGGTCAGCGGCTTACCGGGATGCTTCTCTTTTTCATGTTTATGGACGGCTTTTTTCACCGTTGCTTTGTCCATTTTTACGTCTTCATGTTTCATGATCCACTCCTATGTTGTTGCGACTGTTACAGTACCCAGTGTAATGCCTAACACCAGATTGTTGGGTGTTAATCCAGCGTCATTCTCCCTACTACCACCGACAGGTGCCCAACCCCACTGTACGATTCGGCTACCACCAGACGGGTCACCAGAACCAAGCGGCCCACCACCTGAATCAATCTGCAATCCAGTCAAACCTGCTTGGATGTACGAGTTATCGCGGCGCGGATTACGCAACGCCTGCGGATCATTAACCGGGTACATACCAAGTTGCAACTGAGGTTGGTCGGGTTCCCAGCATGTGGGGCAAACCAAAATGTTGGTGTTCTTCGTCTTGATGACGATTTCTCGCAACTCTTTCAGTTTGTATTGAAACCCGCAGCGATCACACTCTGCAATCGCTTTTTTACCGGAAGCAAACTTAGTAGGCATGCTTCACCTCAATAAAACATCTGTCGTGGTGCGATGCGCAAAGACGCTTTTTCGCGGTCTTCGCTTGACGCCAACGCCCACTGTTCCTCATACGCAGCCTTAAGCATTTCGAGCCGAGGCAGGGCATCAGGGAGTTTCATTGCAAGGTAGTACGCCAGCCCAGCCACAAGGCAGGGCAGCATACGGAAAGGGATGTCCTGCGTGTTTATACCGTTGCCAGCATCTTGGATGCGGCGCAACCGCCAATACACGAAGGTGTAGAAGTTGTTTTGGTCAGGGCAGGGCCAAACGTTGATATTAGGCGGATTGATGCCCGTCGTAGTGTTCGTCGTGTTGGGCTGGTTGCCGTTGATCGGGTACTGTGCACCGGACTGCCGGTTGATCCAAACCTGAATCGGACGACCCTGAGCATTCTTGTTCGGGATTGTAGAGTAGGTATCTACGCTAATACGGCTGATGTTGATGTCCGTTTGTCCTATGCCTGTTTGCGTACGGATAACGTGGTCTAACAGGTCAATGGTATCGACGGGCAGAGAGTACGTAATCGTCCCCTGCGTCATAGCAATCTGACCCTGCTCAATCGTCCACAGGTTGATGCCGCGATTTGCCCACTCAATCGTCAATAGGTTCAACGAACGGCGAGCCGTGCGCATGTCATAGCCCGAACGCAGTTCCAACCCGCAACGCTCGAACGCCTCTTCCACAAGCGTGTTGAGGTCAAGATTGAATGAGTTGGTACCGGACGTTGTCATTTGCCTATTTTCCTATGCGGAGCAACCTTTTTAGCCACGTTTTTAGGTTGAGCCACAAATTGTTTGCCTTGGGCTTTTCCTGCACGCTTGGCTCGGGTTGTGGCAGCGTACTCGGCGGAACTGAGGGACTTGATTGCTCGTTTGGGGAGATAACGCTCTCCTGTAGCGTTTGGGCCTTGCGTCGAGGGCTTGCCACTTTTGGTTTGCCACTCTTGTTTGGTCCACGCTTTGAGACTTTTTTGGCTTTTAGAGAGTCCACTCACTTGTACCCCCCGCCAGCCTTCTTGTACTGCGAGGCCAGCATCTGTGCTTTTCTCGCACTCCACTGCCCCGGAGCACCCCCTTTACCACCAGATTTGATCTGCCCAAAGAGCCGCTTACGCATACCGGGTTTGGTGTAGTTGCCAGCCTCGTTGACGCGAGACTTTACCTGTCCGCCATCGGCGTACATGGTCACCTCGTTCGGATCATCCTTGCGGGTGATCTTTTTGGCTTTTGGCATCTTAGAGGGGCGTACTGCCCCCATGCCCCGGCTCGGCATCATGTTAGGACTTCCCGCCCTTAGCCATCTTCACTTCCATGCCACGAGTCTTGCCTTTCATAGCAATACCGTCGGCACGCTTTGATGCGCTTCCCATTGCTGGTTTGCCAGTTGGAACTTTACCCATGCTTGAAGCCATTTTGGACTTTGCCATACCACCGCCAGCCATCATTTTGGCTTTGGCCTTGGCTGCACCGCCTTTAGCCATTGCGCCTTTGCCATCCGCCGCAAACGTTGGGACTTTCTTGCCATCTTTCATGGTCATGGGCATGCCACCAGCCGCATAGCCTTTTTTCATCATGCCGCCACCAGCAGCCATTTTTGCTTTCATCATTTTCACTACTCCTTGTACAAGTTGTTGAAGGTTACCTCCGGGTCCATGTACGAATCGTCTTGCTCCGCACAATGAATCCATTGGCTGGGTCTAAAATCGGGCGCTCCTTCTCCAGTTACCCAGTAGGCTGGGCTGGTAACTCGCACTCGATTGTTAGGTAACGCCACTATATTCCCTGTCCATTTTCCTGCATCTGTCAACATCAACACATGACTTTGTTTATGCTGCGATGGGTCTTCTGCAACCTCACTCTCAGCATAATCTACTGTAAACAAATACCGCCCCGTGTGAAACTCATTGTTAATTTTGCACAGCCAAGGGGACGGCTGCGCTCTTTGAAACTTAACAATACCGTGGTTGTACGAACTACAGTCCCAAGGCTGCGCCAAATGGGTTTGCATACGTTCAGGCCATTGCTCAAGCGGTATGTCCCCAACCAAAGCGGTAATCGGCATCCTTGCCCACATCGCACCGCCATGAACGTTGGGTTGACTCCCATCGTCTGCTTCGCACCCCGTAAAAATGACTTGGAAACTAAGGCACCGATCAGGAATAGTCGTGACAGCCACTGCCAACGCATGCACATACTCTCCGTGATAATTCTGGTGTCCATTAGTGAACTCTTTCCTCACCCAGCATTTGAAATACGGAATGTTGCTCGTCAAGTACATCAGCACATCTTTCCACGGGTCTTACCTCGTTGGGCTATGCCGTCAGCACGTTTAGAAGCGGAACCGCCGGAGGCCATTTTTTTAACTTTGCCCCCCTTACGCATTGCGGGTTTTGCAGCAGCCGTAGCCTCTTCAACCGGGGTCATAGGAGTGCCATCTTTTTTCCGCTTGCGGTTGTCAGCCAACATGCCGGGAATAACGCCCATGCCATAACCCATGCTGTCGGTCAGTTTCCCAAACGCACCTCGTCCAGTAGCCATACCATAAACAGGAGAAATCGAACCTAGTAGGTCTTTGCCTTTCATCTCACACCATCCTTCCACGAGTTTTGCCGCGCAC